CCTGCGGCTACTGGAGTTAAAGCTCCTTTGTAACCAGCTACTGTTAAAGTTGCAACGCCAGTTCCAGCTGTAACTACTTTTTTAACGTAAGCTTTTTCAACTTTAGTTCCTGCCTCATTAGCAACTACAATAGTAGCCCCTGCTCCAATTAAGTTTTTTGAAGCTCCGTTTGCTGCTGGTATAATTACAGTTGTAGCTGTAACTTCTACGTCATCATAAGCAACGTGTAAACGTCCTTGTTCAGACCATACTACTGTATCAGAAGCCATAGGCATTTCTGCTCCTACCATTCTTAAGAATCCAGAGATAGTACGGTTTCCGTATCTCTCTACTTCTTTTTCATACACTTCTGGTAAGAATTGTTGTGTAAATTTCATGTCATCCAATGATAAATAGTTATCATTAAATAAAGTTTGTGTTGGGCGTGGCGTCAAGTGAGCTAGTGCTCCTGCGCTTCCCGAGAATTGTCCTGCCATTTTATTATTTTTTTAATGGTTATTATTTTCGTTTTCTAATTTTAAACGAAGCAGCTGTTTTCCCGCCTGATACAGATCTTACTTTCCAGCCGTTAGGAGCAGTGACTTCTTCATGGGCCCCTCTCGGACTCATATCAATGTTCTTAGCTTTAGAAATGGATTCCTTCATGGCATCAGCTTTGCCTTGCTCATAAAAGTGATTCGCAATCTTATCAGGGTTCATAGCGGTAAATAAAGACTTGTGATACCCTCCAGCGTCGGACATTTCATTTTTATCATTCAAGAACTTCTTGACAAAGTTATTAATGTCGCTTTGGGTATCGCGTACAGTATCTACATCATTAACGGAATACCTAAATTTTTTATCCCCGACTGAAAAATCAAAACCTTTGAAGTTGTCTGAAAATAATTTTTGGGTTTGTGTTTTAAATGTAGAAGCCTGCGCTTCAGCTACCTTAGTTGCCTCTTCGTTTTCTTTTTTATAGCGATTAAAAAATTCTACCGCTTTTTTTTGTTCAGGATTTAATCTTGATCCTGCTTTTATTTCTTCGTAATACTTACTTTTTAAACCGTCTAAATGATTTTTAGCTTTGGCTAACTCTTCTTTGTAAGCTATTTTCTTTTTACGAACCATTCTTTCCTCGTCTAATTCTTCATCATAGGAAAAATTGTCCTCCATTAAAAAACTTATTTCCTCTGAATCTAGATGAGGCCTTGTGGTTTCGTAGTATTCTTTAAGCAATTGTGATTCGCTTAGTTCTGAATAATTGGTATTTAACTTAACGTAGTCCTGTAAACTACCGCCGGTTTCATTCATAAAGTCTACAACTTTTTGAATATTTTCTGGTAATTCAATACCAGCGTCCGACTCAACTATAGCTTGTTCAACCTGCTCGGTAAGTTCTTCAACCTGCTCTTCAACCTCTTCGTTAGTTATTTCTTGTAAAACGGGTTGCTCTTCATTTTGAACGGGCTCTTGTTGTTGTGGTATTTCTTCAACCACTTCTTCGCTACTTCCCTTGTCTTCGGGTTGCTCGACAGGAACATCGCCTGCATTTGCTTCTTGTTCTGGAATGGCATCCTCTTGTGGTTTGTTTAATTCGGATAAATTAACTTTAATGACCCCATCGTCAACAGACATAGGGCTATCCTGTTTTTGTTCTACTACTTCTTCAGTAGCAGTTTGGTTTTCTACTTGTTCTGACATGATAAAATATTATATAATTATTACTATTATTATTACTTAGGGTCGAAAGAACCTAAGTCGAAATCTCCGCTAAGTATATCGTTTCCACTGGATTCGAAGTTTTTTGGCGGTAAATCGTTTTTTCTTTGATTTATTAATTCACTTTGTTGTGTTGCTTGTATTTTTGTTCGGTCATCTTTTCTATCTTCTTTTTCCTGTATCTCAGACTTCCTTCCAGATACCTCTAAACCTTTAAGCTGCATATTCATTTGAAACTCTAATTGCATTAGCTCTTTTTTAAGAGCAGCTTCTTGCATTAATTTTTGAGTATCTATTTGTGCTTTTGCTTGCTCTAGGCCTATTTTTTGTTCCGTTAAAGCTTGACTCTTTTGTACTTCAGCTTGAGCGGCTACTTGTTGTGCTTGAGCATTAGCCTGCGCTTGCGCTTGAATATTTTCTTGCTGTATCTTTTGATCTTTCTTTTGTTTTTGATCTCTGCGTATTTTTAGCAATTGATTTGCAAGTTTTAGGTTTTTAATCTCTCTTAGGTCTATAGCGTCAGATAAATCAATTAACCCAGCTTGCACAGCTACTTGAATATTGTTTTCAAGCATTTGCTTTTCTTCTTCATCTGGAGATAGCTGTATAAAAATACCAAAATCATATAAATATAGATCTCCCATTTCTTGAAGAACCGCTACATTTTGATTTCCTATTTTATGAATAAAAGCCTCTCTTGTTGGAGAATACTCTATTATATCTGAAATCCTTAAAGAAAGACCTTCGCAAAGATCCGCTGTTAAAAACAAGCCTCCGTTTAATATATGTCTAGTTGCTGTGTTGCTATTTGCAGCTGCCATTTTTTGTACACCTACTAGCGCTCTGCTGTCAGGAGTACTACCGTCTCTAGCTTCATTTAAGCCCGTTACGTCTCTTATCATTTGCAAATAATAATTATACGTAGCTATTAAGCTTTGCAATTTAGCACCACCTGAACCTGATTGTATTTCCTGAATAGGAACTTTGCCAGGATTCATATCGCCTTCTTGTGTAAATGATCTACCAATTACAGAACCTGTTTGGAAAAACATATTTAAAGCTTCCTGAGGATTGTAATTTGTTCCATTACCTAAGTCAATTTCTGCTAAACCATCAGCGTCAAGGTAAACACCATCTGGCACCATTCTTGACATTACCTGTTGTAATTTTAAATGTGTCAGCTGAATCATATCTGCAAATCCAGTTATTCTACTAACTAAACTCTCAATACGCCCTTTATACATTCTAGGAGCTACAATACTATAGTTCATTTTTACTTTAGTATAATCGCTCTTAGGCCGAATCATATTAGTTGCTAACTCCCATTTAAGCATTCTGCCACCTAAAACTTTAACACCTTCATATAATACCTCTAAAGATTGAGATATTTTTTCAATCTTATGCTCTTGCATTATTTTTTCAGGAGGGTTAAACTGATCGTCTTTAGGTATAATTTTAGAAGCGCCTGTTGCTAACTCTTTTACTTTATATACTTCGTTAGTATATGTTTTATAATTAAAGTATAAAACCTGTACCGTGTTAGCATCGTCTTCATTATCATTTGTCAACGTTCTATCATAAAACCCATTAGCCTTATATGATTGTTGCGATAACTGCCCTAAATCTTCATTCGTTAAATAAGGGAATTGCTTTTTAAGTTCATTTATATGTACACTTTTAACTTCACCTACATAATAAATATCATCAAAATAAGGCGAATCAGTATATGACCAAACTAGGTTTACAGGGTCGACGTAGTCTATTACTACACCCTCTGACTTGCTAAATGTATTTTTAACCGCGGCAATACCTATGGTGGTAAGGTCGTAATTACATCTACGCTTAGTTAAATCATATTTATTCCCCTCAAGCAGTACATTGATAGCTTGCTCTTCTGCTATTTCAACTTGCTGCTTATATGTAAGTTGCATATGAACCTCTAATTCTTCTTGATTTTTAGGCACAACCTCTGGTGCGTTTTCAAAAAGATTTACACCAAACTCCTTTCTTACAAATTCGTTTAAGTCTTTAGTTTCCATGTCTCTAATAAGAGACTCCATGTACTTAGTACGCTTTTCTACCCCAAAAGGATCTTGCGAATATGCTTTAACATCAAATGTTCTTTCTGATATTCCGTTTACAACTATATCTACAAACTTTGGAATTACAGGAACTGGTTTCCAATCTAAGTTTAAATAAGATAAGTCTCCGTTTATAGATAACTCATCTTTATATTTTTGAACACCTTGTTCACCTCTTGCATATAATCTTAAATTATGAAATGTATTTTGATTGCTTCTAAATCTACCAATACCGTTATCCGAAGAGAACCACTCGCTTTCGATAGCACGCCCGATTTTCTTGCCATATTCTAATGACATTTTTTCTTCATCGCTCGCTATTTGACTCGGAAAATAAGATTTTACAACTGACTCAGCCATATATTTATTTTTCTATTAATTTCGAAAATGCACCGCTGTTGGTGTATTTAGCTATTTTTAAATTTAACTTTCTTTTTTGCATTTGAGGAACAGGTTTATATAAATTTTTATTACAAGCCATTATGGCTAGCCCTGAACTTATAGCTGCATCAAATTTTGTTCTTTTGTTTATATCAAACTTAGCCCAGTCGTTCAATGTATCATTAAAATACATATTGCCGTATTGCCCGTCTGATTTTACGCCTACATATTGATCTATATAAGACTCAATAGCCGCGGCGTGTGCTTGTTTAATGTCCTCGCTTGAATTTGGTATACCACCAATTTCTTTTTCCGCTACAGATAATTTATTCCATATTTTATCAGGTCTATTCATTGAATAACCTCTATAACCTCTTCTTTTCAAATAATAAAGCAATCTAGGTTTATTATTTTCGCAGAGTATAGGCATTCCATAAAATACACAAGCCATCAGTACATCTTCAAAAAATATTTCTGCAGTTTGAGGTCTTGCTACATACTCTAAAAAAAACGCATTCGGCGGATGATCTTCTAAACTAAACTTAGTCAACCCGTGTAATGCCCCTTTAGATCCCCTTCCATCTGTAGTTCCTGATATATCATAACTATCACACCCAAAAGCACCTATATGTTCATTTCCTGGAAATTTTCTTCCATTCTTTACAATTTGATTGTTTTGAACGCTAGACGATGGAATCCAACTTACTTTAAATCTTCCGTTCGGATTTGGGGTAAACTTAACTCTGCTGTCTTTTATACCGTTTTCCCAGGAAAAACTACCAGTTGTTATGACCGCGCTGTTGCGCAAATCTTCATTATAATCTATTTGTTCGTATATTTTTACTAAGTTAAATATACTGTTTTTTGTTTCATCTCGAAAAGCATGCTCCTCTGTGCGCGGAAACTGCCTGTAAAACTCATTTAGAGCATCCTGGTCGCCTTTTAATCCTTCCGCTTCATTATTCCAATGCTCTATTACTCCGACGTCAATAACGTCTCCATGAGGGTCCTCGCGATGTTCTGATGGGGTGTTGAAGACAGGCATCCCAAAAGAGTCAATGAATCCTTCGTAATTCCACTCCATAGGAATGAACAAAGAATAGAGTCCTGACTTTGTTTGTCCATTTCTATTTCTTTTGGAAACATCAGAATCATTATATAGTTTTTTAAAGTTTTCGCCACCCTTATCTAAAGCGTTTGATGTTGATCCCATCATGCACTTACCAATAATTCTAGCACCTAATCTTAACGTTGTTTTCGTAACCCTCCAGTTGTTGAGGATGTTGTCCGGCCTTTCCCATTTACCCGATTCATCGTGGACGAGGAGTTTAAGTTTCTCCCCATCGTAGGAGTTATCACCCGTGTTCTTCCAGTCGATTGTGGTGTCGAGCCCCTCCAATAATTCCTGGTCTTGTTTATTTTGTATGGATTTTCTAGTGAGTCTACTGGCTGGTATTCTATAGGCAAGTTCGGTCTTGGGTCTGTCCATACCGTCCTGGATGGGTTTGAAAAAGAACGGGTAGTTGACAGATATTGGTACAACCTTGTCTGTGAACATTTTCTTAGCATCCGCTCCAGACTTAGACAAGATACCGTACCGTGCATCTGACGTAATTGTCGCCAAGTTAACGGTCTCTGCTGAAGACATAAATGAAAATCCTGAACGACGGTTTTTAAGGTAGCACATTCCATAAGATCGTGAGTCTGCTTTGCAAGCCTCCCAGAATATAAAGAATAATCTGTTTGCTTCCCTAAAGTCTGGCTTCCCAACGTCAATTTTGGAGTGCTGCAGGTACATAAAGTGAGTACCAGTAATGTAAGTAGCCAAGCCCTTATTATTGAACCAATGGCCCTCTTCTCTGCGTTTAAATTGTTCATCTATATATGGTTCCCATTTTTCTTTGAAGTCATCAGGATAATCTCGCCAATCAAAAACGCTTTGTATTTGTTTTAGCTCTTTAGGATATTCTTCTGCTGTCCATTTATCATGTGACTTGTCTATTTTAGCTGGTTCTTTAGGCAACGCTATTTTTAAATTTTGTATATTATATATATCGCCTATTTGTCCAGTCTTGCTTATTACAACAATGTCGTGCTCTTTGTTGTAGCCATACCTCCATTTCTTTGCTTTATTTAATCTAGTTAGCGTATTTTTTTTAATGGGGGTTATTATCTTATATAAAGTTTGCTCGTACATTATTTACTACGTCTTTCTGCAAACCCCGAAAAAGTTTTCTTTTTATCTTCTTCTTTAGGTTTATTTTCAAGGATAGCTTCTTCCTCCTGTATACGCGTGAGTATCTCAAAAGCATCGAATATAGCTAATTTTTTTGTAGCAGCTGCGTTCTTTAATCTGTCAGCTGATATGTCATCATCTGAATCAACTATAGCCTCCTTGGCTACTTTTATTAATTCTTCAACTGCTTTGTGCCCAGCTTGGATTATATTCTTCTTCGTTTCCTTGATATTCATATTTAATTGTAATTGAATTGGTTGGTACTCTGTATAATCTTTCTTTATTTAAGAAAAACTCGTATTCAGACCCAGGCCTAAAACCTACTAAGTCACCAATAGTCATAACTTTTAAGCTACTATCTTTGTATTTTAGTATACCTATTAAAGGTTTTTCAAAATCAATTGAAAACATCTTATCCTCTTTAATGGGCTTAACAAAGTTAAAACCATTTAAAGGATATATTTTATCTTCTTTAATTTTAGCAAATATAAGGTCTGGAGAAACCACGTATATATTATCCTTGTAATAGCTTTTGCCATTTTTTTCTTTACCCCTAATGTCTCTATAT